CCCATGCTGCTCTTGCGTTGAATCTCTGGCATGTCATCAACGCCGTCTGGACCACACCAACGCTTTTCCTCCTTGTTCCTATTGAACACCCAAGGAACTTGTTTGCCTTCTTGCAATAGTTTGATTGCGGCAGGAACAACTGAAATGCCATCCTTGTTAGTGTAGGCACCTCTTGAGTTCACAAACGCTTCTACCCTCAAGGGCTTGTCTAGGTCAATATTTCTAAAGGCCTGCACCAACTGAAAGGTATCAGTGTATAGTTTGTTCTTAAAGACAGCTACTGCTCCATTGGGTTGCTGTAGGCCAACGTTGAAGTAAACGTCATCCCCAAAGTCGGAAACAAACGCACTTTCTATTAGCCCCTCTATGCCGCGTGCAGCCCAACCCCAAGTTGAACCCGATTTACCCTTGAAGTTCCACTGACGCTCTATCGCCCCGTGTGATGCAGGATTTTCAATATCCTTTGATGCTCTTGCGAAGAGGACGCCGTCCTGCTTCTTCTCGTAATACTTTGTGTCTGTCATTATTTTATTTTGGTTAAAATCCCATTACTTCGGGATAAGTCATTTGTTCTACGCTAAACCTTCTCGTCCTCTTGTCAAACCAAATGTCACGATAAATCGTAATGCCGTTGGCTCGCTGTTTGGGTACATAGAATTTTCCATCTGGAGCATCCTCCCACTTTTCCAAGTCTTCTCCAGACTCTATTTTCTTTTCCTTTTCTTTGTTACGCCAAAGCATAACCGCTGCATGACAAGCTGCACCAATACCTTGTCCCCCCAGAATATCCTCTAGTTCTGGAACGTGACCGCTACCAGCCTTTTTGGCATCGCAGTGGCAAATCATCAATATTGTTACGTCATGATCGACGCAAAACTTAGCCGCTTGCTTTGCTATCTTTTCTTGGCCGCTGTAATCATCCTTGTTGGATATGTGCATTAACGCATCAACCACGAAAAAGTCGCAACCATAACGCTTGTGGGCGTAAAGAAAGTCATCTTTAAGTGAGTTCCACGTTGTAGTGCTTCCTTCTTGTCCCTCAATAAACCAAGTGCTGCCAACAAAGTCCTTCATTTGATGCCTGAATGTTTCCATCGTGGGCCTTCTGCCTGAGTTCATCCACATCATGTTAAACAACATACTCTTTGCAGGAATCTCAAACGAAGCTATGCAAGCCTTTCTATGATTGTTCATAATCTCGTTTAAGGTACTTTGATACACCCACTGGCTTTTGCCGTGACCTGGGTAACCTCCCACAACGGTCAGCTCCCCGTGGCGATGACGGTACTTAAGCTCGGGCCAAAGAAATGGATTACTTTCCTCTTCGGTCTCGTGTCGATCAATCTCCATAGAGATGTCGAACTCCATGTCGTCTACCGAACGAAGTTGTTTGGGGTCGTATGTCGATGCACTCTCAAACAATTTGTCAACATCAACATTATGTTGGGCGACAAGCATTTCGTTAATGTCATTGAACTGAGCTGGTATCTCGATTCTCTTGCATCTAGTTATTCCTAGCCTTTTGGCCACCTCTCTACTTGCCTTTTCTCCAGCGGTATCATTGTCAAATGCCAAGTAAATATTCTCAAACCTTTCTAAGGCCTCAAAATCATTCTCTATCCATCCCAAGTTGGAGCAACCGCTAGGTACCGACAAACAAGGAACCGTTGCACCCAATTCATAGAAGGACATGGCGTCAATCTCGCCTTCGCAAATCGCAATGCTCCTTGTGTTTGCGTCACAAATGTTCCAGTTCCAAAGAGTAGAGTAAGCAGCGGTAGACCAAATGTCCTTTTTGTCCCTGTCTGTTTTGTTTATTCCAGTGCTCTTTATCATGACTAAGTCACCACTGGGATCGTAAAACTTAGCAGCCCAAAAGTTTTCGTTGTGTCGGCTATTGCGTTTATGAGTCCGAACTTCGTATTTCATCAATGTGGACTCTGAGAGCCCCCTGAAGGCGTTTAGGTACCTAAAGGTGTCTGTACCCCTGATTGCACCCAAATGATCCTGAGAGGGCTCCTGTGGCTTCTCAGACACCATTATGGGTTTAACGTCTACAATGCCACAAAGTTTCCTACACTCGTCGTGTGTCTCGGCCCAAGAGGAAAACTTGCGACTCATTAAGTTGAGAATGTTCGTGCATTCTCCGGTTGCATTATCCTTAGCCAAGTACACCCCGCCAGAACCGCGATACACTCCGGTTGAGCTACCCTCGGAACCATCTAGGTCCCCCATGCTGTAAGCAGCTCCACGCTTTTTAGCCAAAGGAAAATAATTCCTCATAACAAGCTCTATGTTGGACGATAATTCTCTGTTTAACTCTTCAGGAGTAGCCATTGTTTTTATTTGGTTTTATTTGGTTTTATTGTTAAGGGCAGATAATCGTTACTTTATCAGTGTTCTAGACAACTTCCACCCATTTTTATTAAACTTATCGGCCTCAAGGTAAGAGTCAACTAAATAAACATGAGAACATATGTAAGACTCTAAGTACATCCTTCTTCCACTTCTACCTTCTACCGTAAGAGAACAATCTGGAACCATGTACCCGTGGTCATAATGAGTGGGACCTTTTTTAATAACCTTTCCAACCAACCTTTGACTTCCTATCTCTGGGGCAAACGATGATATCTTTCCAATTATGTCACCCAATGGGTCGATGTCCCTGTTTTCTTTGTAAAACTCTTCTTGTTTCTTCATTTTAAATTAAATTATACTTCCAATCAAAAACGCTGTCAAGACAATAATAAAAAGAACTAAAACCACTTCACAAATTGATGCAATTCTTCTCTCTTTCTCAATCTCTCTCATTCGTTCTCTCCTTGTTTTCATGTTTATTTTGACGCTATCCTCAATAAATCTCTATTTAATTGTTCAGCGTTGTTAAATTTGTCAATTCGTTCTTTTTTATCAACAAAACTAATAACCTTCTTCATGTCCACACCAATAAAGTTTGGGTCAACGGACTCAATCTCTTTCTTTTTCCAGTCAGACTTCAAATGCACATCACACTTCCCGTGAATTTTCCTTTTTGCAGAGAGGAACCTAACTGCGTTTGCTCTAGTTCTGTGCGTAGATATTATTTTATAATCAGTCGCAACAATCCAATCCCATTTTTGTTTTATATTCATCATATCTTTACTTTAAAAATCTAAACAAAAAAGTCCAGTTTTTTCTCAAAACAACTTCAGCTTGTTTTCCAAAACAACTTCAGCATGTCCGGCGCGCGCTTTCCTCTGACACAAACAAAGAAAAAATCAGCGAGGACGCCTCACGCTCCCGCAGTGTTCGTCTGAAAAGTTGTGGGCTTCGCCCAGCGGTGACGGAGCACCTGCACTTTTCCCTCCGTCAGCCTCTAGAGACAATAATCAATTTGTTTGATAGATCGTCGGGACAAAGCCCTAGATCCAAATGAATTATTTTACCTAGAGCCATAATAGTACCACAACCCGTCCGAAAAAAAATTAAACCACCGACTGTTAGTTTTAGATGCGCAAGCGCAACAACAATAGGATCTTCACAAAACAAACTACCCGCTTAAAAGCTGAGGGCAGTGTTGTTTTGCTTGATTTGTCTGTGATTTATTTTTTTCTCTCCTCGCTGACCCTAAACCATATAGACTATTAGTTCTAATCTTGAGGGCACTAACGTGCAATCATATGAGCGAACGAATAGCAAGTCTCGATCCTCTCGCTAGCTTCAAGAGAAAATGCTAGTTTGTGTCGGTTTGTTTGCAAGCCTTCGGTAAAAAGTGGTAAATGCAGTCGATCTGTTGTTGCATTATACAACTTTTTACAAAAAACCGCCAAAACAATCATGTGGTGCCCCATGATTTTGGGAGGGCATTTGATCTTGAAGTCTCTATGTCCCAGGGTACCCTTGTGGTTACTATTATTTTGAGATATATGACGATTAAGTTATATATAAAATGTAATAATATGATAATAAAAACAAACATAAACAACTGCAAGATTACGGTCGAAGCAGACTACATCCCTGGGCAAACTGGGGACCTAGAGACAGAATGGATAGATGAAGATCTGGACATTCGGTCAATAGACATAACGGCAAACGGTGAGCAAATCGCCGAAATGTTGTATCAATACGCACCGGATCTAGTTGATCTGATCTGGGCAAAATCAATAGAAAAAATCAAAACCAAAAAATAAATGTACATACCAACACCCA